GTGGTGGCAACGTACAGAAAGCGAAGCGGTGGATGGCGCGCCGAGGTGGCAAAGAAGGGCGTTCGAGACTCCGGCACCTTTTCCACCAAGGCCGAGGCGGTGGCCTGGGCGACTCAGCGGGAGGCCGAGATTCTGGCGGGAGTTGGGAGCCCCAAAGGGGCATCGAACTTCACTCTGAAGGAGGCGCTGGAGAAATACAAGGACGAAGTCTCACCCACCAAGGCCGGCAAACGCTGGGAAGAGATCCGGCTCGACAAGCTGGTCAATGACTTGGAGTTCGTCGGCGAGCGCATCTCTGATATCGGCGCCGATCAGATCGCAGCTTGGCGCGATCACCGATTGAAGTCGGTGGCCACGTCGTCTGTGCGTCGCGAAATGACGTTGCTGTCGAGCGTGTTCGAGCAAGCTCGACGGGAGTGGAGATGGTGCCCGACCAACCCTGTTCGCGAGGTGCGGCGCCCGAAGAGCCGGCCGCCGCGGGACAGGCGCATTTCGGCTGCCGAGGAAGCCCTGATCCTTGAGGGGCTTGGGTATCAGGAGGGGGTAGCGCCGACCGGCAAGATGCAGGAGCTTGCCTACGCCTTCCTGATCGCCCTGGAGACGGCTATGCGACAGGGTGAGATCCTCGGCCTCGTTGCTGCCCGGGTCCACTTGAGTGCCCGTTACGTCGAACTAGACAAGACGAAGAACGGCGATGCCCGTAAGGTGCCGCTCAGTTCCCGCGCAGTGACTTTGCTCCGAGTTCTGGTAGATGCTGCCGGGAAGCGCCAGAACCTGTTTACGCTGACGTCCGGCTCGGCCGATACCCTCTTTCGGAAGGTGCGGGACAGACAGAAAATCGACGGGCTGAACTTCCACGACACCCGTCACGAGGCCACCACCAGGCTCGCTAGGAAACTCGATGTGCTCGACCTAGCCAGAATGACGGGCCACCGTGACCCGCGGTCGCTCATGGTCTACTACAACGCGACTGCAACCGAGGTGGCGAGCCGACTTGATTAAGTGCTCGGCGACCGCCCCGCATTATCTGCGGGGCTTCCCCTTCGGCAGCTTACTGCTGTTCTGTCTAGCCCACCTTTTTACGTCTACCGCGAACCACCGCTTGGACGCCTTGACCGTGCCGCACGGCTGTAGCGGGGCAGGGAAGTCCGGTCGAGTGACCACGCGACCTTCAATCGTGGCTGGCGAGAGTTTGAGGTACTCGCCGATTTCTCTGGTGGTCCAGAGTTCGTCCTCCGGAGCCACTTTCGGGCCGCGCAGGTGTGCCAGCAGGTCGCGGATGGCGCCGGCCAGGTCCTGTTCTGGTACCTGGTGATTCTCTTCGATCATTTCTCACTCCTTACGTTGCGCGCTACGGCCGGGCGCGGCGGTGCTTCGTACCGCCTGCGGGCAACCAACTCACCGTCAACCACCTCGGCCGGTTCTTCCAGGCACACCTTCTCCAGGGCCTTGATCGCAGCGCGGATGTACTTCGGTATCGCTGCTGATTTCTGGTAGTGCTCGAGCAACCTCCGCTTACCGTCCTCCGACGCGCCCTGGAAGTGGTCGAGCGCCTCTTTGGCGGCGGTGACGATTTCCTCGGGCTCTGCCCCCACCTCGCAGCGAACCCAACCGATCAGGCGGCGCAGGTGGTTCATTTCGGCCCGGGTCAGCCGGCGCGCGGTCATCTGCCTACTCACCAATCACCTCCGGCTTTCGCTCAACCATGCGGATCGATCCATCCTTGCTGTGGACGGTGAGTGCCGGCCGTCGAATCTGCACAGTTCCGTTCGGCGCCATTTCCTGACGCGGAACTCCGTAGAAAGGGCCGCCCGGGGCGAACGGGTCAGGGATGGCCGACGGATTTTCAAGCAAGAACTTCTGAAACAGGTTCTGGACCGCTGCGGTAAGGGGCCCCGCGTTCCCTCGGTTGGAGCGGCCACTCTTGTGGTCTGCGCTGTCCTCGAACTCCCCACCAATCCAGAGCAGGCCGCCAACGATTCCGGCCTCGCCCGCGCAGACCTCCGCAGCCTCGGCACGGTGGGCATGATTCACCCCCAGGAGTTCGCACAGGTCGTCGAACGACAGGGCCTGCTCGATCATGGCTGAGTTTCCGATAAGCCAGGCACCGCTCTCCTCCATGGCTTGTCTCGCAGCTCTGGTGCGATCCAGATATGCCGCTCGCTCGCGCTCAAGCGCCCGCTCGGTGAACGGCATGCCCTTGAGGAGCCGCCGACGCATCTGGCGATACTCGGCGAAGCTGGTGTCGCGATCGGCGCACACCGCACGGACGAACATCCGGAGGGCCGCCAAACGGACGCGCAGGTTACGGCGACTGTCGGCGTAGATATCGATCAGCCTGTGCAACGTTGCGCCCCTCATGACCGGCTCTCCTTGTTCGTGTCGCAGATCCGCAGGTCGACGCCGCAGGCCTGGACCAGTTCGGTCAACTCGCCGAGCTTGGTGTTGGGGTTCTGCATCGCCTGGCCCAGGCGGACCAACTGCTGGCCGAGGGTGGCGAGCGGGGTAGGGCGATACCCTGGTGGTGGTGGAATATCGGAGCCTCTCATCACTGGCATACCTCCCAGATGAACAGGGTCTTGAACGGCTGGAGCGCGGCGCCGGCGGCAACAGTGGCCAGGCCAAACCCGGCCAAGCCACGTGATGCCTTCGCACCGGACAGCACTCCACCTGAAGCGCTCGCCGCTGCGTCAGATCAGCCCTCTCTGTTGCAGGTCGTTCAGTTCTGCGTCCGCAAATGCGGCCGCCGCCTTCAGGTCTGCCACCGTAAGCTCGTCGACCGACTTTCCCAGGCCCTGGATGTGCCGGGCGAAAGCGCGCTGTGCCGGCCCGTTGTAGCCATGGCAGAAGTCGGCAGCGGCGCGCAGTTCACCGTCGAGCTGCAGCGCCAGGATGTTGAGAGGATCGTTTCTGTCCCAGGCCATGATCACGCCACCCAGGCCACGCCATCGCGGCGAGCAGTCAGACGAGTTTCGATCTTCCTTTCGCCGCCACGGCGGCTGCGCAACATGTGGTCATCGTTGAGCAGTGGCTGACCGGCGACGAGGAAGGCAAGGGCGATCACGGCGGGCGAGATAAGCCCGCGGCGCATGGCCTCGGCCACCAGAGCGGCACGGCGGGTTACCCCGAGCTTGGTGGTCGCCGCCAAGACGCGCTTACCCACCGTGCCCGGCTGCATGCCCAGATCGCGAGCCAGCTCCTTCGAGGTACGACCCGCAGCGATGCCCAGGACGCACTGAAGCTCACGCAGGGACAGGCCCTTGCCGAGGAAGCCGGTGAAACCATGTGCGGTGATGGTGGCGGTTGTCATGTGCTACTCCGTGCTTTAGAGCCAAAAAGGTACATAATGCAAATCAATCTAGTACCTTAAAGGTACACTGTCAATTGCAAAATGTACCTATGAATCAGAATGGCAAGAGCGGAGTCTTTGAGGCGGGGCGTGAAGCTGGTGTAGGGGCACAGAAAGAAAGAGGGAGGGCTACGAGTAGGTGCAGGCCGAGACGGACGGTATCGACCTGGTGTTCAACGACGACGGCACCGTGACGCTGAGGTGGGATAGGCAGGAGCCGGAGGGGTAGGGCGGAAATCAAAAGCCCCGCAGATGCGGGGCCATTGGACGATCTCTTTCTGTTACGCCCTCATTTTTTCGAGGAACTCCTTCACCGGAGCGGTGCTGGATTCGCTAACAGTTTCCTCGGAAGATTCGATTTCATTCAGTCGCTGACAAATGATTTTCTTGATCTCGGACCGAGCAAACCGATTGAGTAGGTCGCGGATCATCGGCTGATAGCCGACTCCGTGGTACTCGGCAATCTTCTTGAGATCGTTTACTAATTGCTTTTGTAGGCGAATGGAAATCAGTTGGAGGCCGAGCGCGTCATCCACCTCTTGCTTTGAGCCAGTGGAGACTTGGGCGTGCGCTTCGGTCGTCCCGAGCTCGCCGCTTTCCCACAGTTCAACGTTGCTCATAGCTTCCTCACTCTTTGTCATTTGATTGCAAATTTTCTGTAGATACGTATTTCTTCAGCACTGGGTTCGTACGCTGTTTTCAGGAAAACCTTGCCATTCTCGAAGATGAAGCAGATCTTTAAGGCCCTGCCAGCGTTTGTTTCGGCTACGAACCATTTCGTTACAGGGTTTGTCTTGTGATCCTCTCGCAGGTCGACCAGGTGTTCACCCTCGCAGTTCTCGAAGCATTGCTCGATTTCTCTGCGGCTCACGCCACCGTGCTTTTTCTGAAGCTTCCTCTCGATGGCGTCCGAAATGATCAGATTTTCCAAGCGCGGTTACCATTTGATTTTGTATATACAGATGATAGGCCGCTCTGGGAGGTAGATCAACCCCTCTGTATATACAGACAGCTAGGCGGAAAAATGGTTCGGCTGGAAGCGGTCAGTGTCGCCGCCGGCGCATCACCGACCACCAGAAGACCCACCCAATCACGCTGATGCCGCCGGCGCGCATCTGGTCCCTGGTGTATTCCTCATCGGGGTATTCGTCCCGGTTGTAGCTGCGCAACCGGATGCCGCCGCCAGGCAGGCGATAGACGAATTTCACCCGCAGCAGGTCGTCATGCTTCAGGGCGTAGATCTCGCCGTCGGTGATCGCGTTGACTGACATATCGATCCCGATGACGGCTCCGTCGGCAATGAGCGGTTCCATGCTGTTGCCGGTGACGTTAACGCAGACGGCGCATTTCGGATTCACTCCTGATTCGTGCAGCACGGATCTCGGGAACCTGATTTTGCGCTTTGCGAGCTCCAGATCTGGAAATCTGCCACCGCCCGCAGCCACCTGAATTTCGTCGAAGTAGGGGATCTCTACCTCGTCGAGATCAAGTGGATCACCTTCTTCCCACGTGGATAAAGGCATAAGATCTCTCTCGGCGTCGGCGGAGGGCAAGGGGGACACGGCTTTTGCCTGAAAGTGAGGCGCTTCAAAAATATGCTTGCCATGTAACACATCAAGCCAGCCGCGCGGTAAGTCAAAGCATTCTTCGATGTGCCTGGCGAGCTTGTTGCCGATGTTCTTCGTTGGGTTCGAGCCAATCAGCCTGCTGACCTGAGTTGGTTCACGGTCAATGCGGCTGGCGAACGCACCTGTCCCCCCCTCCTTCTCTGCAAGTGAAAGGGCATTTGTACGGCGGATAGTACTGATGTCAATCATGCATCCATTCCATCATCTGTACCAGAAATGTACAGAACCTTGACGGTACATAGACTTTTCGCCATCCTTGTACCTAGGAGGTACATTTATGGCCGTCATTACATCCCAAAACCCCAATGCGGAAGCCTTGCGGGAGTTTTGGAAAAGTCTGAGCACCAGGGAGCGCAGCGAGGCTGCGCGCAAGCTTGATACCTCTGTTGCGTACCTGCGACAGGTTCTGGCGTGTGGGCGCACGCCAGGGGCGGTTCTTGCTCGTGATCTGGAGCGGGTGTTCGAAGCTCGAATTGCGCGGCATCAGTTGAGGCCTGATCTGTACGACGTGCCCGCAGGCTCCGCCGACCTTGAGCCCATTCTGCCGTCCGATTCCCACATCCGGCAGTGCGCTGATACCGCTGTTCAGGCATCCAGTGTCGAGGTGGCGCAATGATTCGAAACGTCTACGTGATTCTGGCTGGACTGATTGCGGTGGCCGTTATCTGTACCGCTGGTGTGATCCTCCATTCTATCGGCGGCTATCACATCGAGCTGACGCCGATCATCGCGACGGTGGGTGCTGCCGGCGGGATCGCGCTCATCTGTCATGAGTTTGGCTACAGCGCTGGTCGTAACAAGGCGCTGAATGACCGCTTCTATCCGGATACGGACGCTCCATATGTGCACTTCCCGCGCGGAATGGACAGCTACCAGGACCGTCTGGACTTCCTGAATCGAGCCGTAAAGCGGCTGCACGAGATCGAGTCAGCCAAGGCCAATGATGCTCAGGATCAGCGCCCCGGCGATCAGGGCAATCAGCCAGAGGGCGAGCGTCATGATTGATTCGCGCCTTTTTTCCCAGAAGACCCGCAGCGGCGTTATTCCGCCCCGGCCTTCTGGGAAGTACTCCTTATCCCAATGCTTTGCCTTCCAGCGCCTGAAGGCTTCTTTCAACCAGTTCATGCCAGGCCTCCGAGCCCGTTTCGTGTGGAAGCAAAACGATAGCACGGAGTGTCCTGACGCCACTTTGCGGCCCGGCTGACCCATACGCCGGAAAGCAAAAAGCCCCGCTTTCGCGAGGCCTTTAGTCGGTAGTCGTTGGCGCGACTGCCTGAATACAACTTTGTCTTCACAAGGACAATTTCACTATGTCACAGCAAAACACCACCACGCAACCCCCGCGCTCTGCTCATCAACTCGCATCAGACCTGCTGGATGGCCTCGAAGCCGCTGTTGAGACCGTCAAGGGGCTGCGCGCCATCCTTGCACTGGTCCGTAGAGATGAGCAGTGCAGCAGTTACCTCAAGGATATCTGCACGATAGGACTCGGTCAGGCCGAGTTCGTTGGTGGGAACCTTGAGGATGATATGAAACAGGCCGACGCAGAATTGTTCGAACTGGAACGTGTCGCGACCCAATCCGGAAATGCTGAAAACGTGTCGCAACACGAAGGAGGTGCAGCATGAACGCGCTTCTGAGAGCTCGCCCTATCGACCCGGAGAACAGTTTCTTCAAGGTCAACCCAGGACTTTCCAAGCGGGAAGCATTGGACGAGGCCAGCGTCATTCTGGCCGGGCTCAGCGACATCCTCATCTCCCTCATCGAGGGTAGCCCCATGGATGGCAATGGCTACCACGCGCTGGCGTACCTGAGTGATGCGGCAAAGGCTTTGGTGGATGCCGCCATCCCTCTGCCCGCGGAGGAGGCGGAAATCGCCGCTGCGCTCAATGCAAAGGAGCGCCGCCAATGAACCTCTCGACGCTGCTCAGCAGTCTGTGCTCCCGGGTCCCGGGCGAAGACCTGACCGATAAACAGATTCTTTCCATCAAGTCAGACCTGGGGTCGGCTCGGCAAGCGGCTCAGAACATGGCGCTTGGTGTCGCCGCGGTCGGGAATCTGCTGGCGAACGTTGGCGCTGAAGGCGAAGTCGGCCAGGAAACCTCAGAGCGTCTCGGCTGGTTTCTGGAGGAGATCGGGGGGGCCATCTTCATGTTGGTTGAGCTCGAGCAGGTCTGCACGGATCGCATCAACCGGCAGAAGGAGGCTCAGCAATGAGGGCCACTCTGGGTATCAGCTTCCGGGCGACTGCGCCCGTTGATCTTTCGAAGGGAGATCAGAAAGCGAATGTCCTGTGCGTGATGGATGACATCGATGCCGACCTCGCATTGGACAGCGCTGTCGACCTGCTTGACGCGATTCAAGGCGGGCTCCTCGACATCCTCGACGAGCCGAGTGTTAGTCGTCGCGTAGTCCTACTTCTTCATGCGGCCGAGACAGCCACTGCCCTGGTCCGTGCTGCCCTGGAGGGTGGGGAGGTGGCCAATGACTAGGCGCATTGGAGCGAAAGCACTCGGTGACCAGCTCTACAGCTATATCGGCGCCATCCAGGACTTGGCTACCGCAGTCCGCGAAGACTTGGCTTTCGATGGTTGCGAGCCGGGCCCACGCCTGACCGGCGACCAGGTGGATGCGATCCATCTCTCGATTATCACTATCGCCAGGTTGGCTGGCGAAGACTTGATCCAACTGCTGACCGAGCTGGAGGTGCCGGCATGACTGATCTGGCCCCCTTCGGCGGACAGGCCGCCACCATGACCAGTGTGGAGTTGGTCGATTTCATCAACGCCCATCGCAAGCAGCAGGCCGAGCAGGCCGGGCAACCGTTCCCGTCCAAGGGGTTCGCCAAGCTGGAGCACAAGGACTTCCTGGAGAAGGTGCCGGTAGTGCTTGGGGAAAGATCGGCGGAAAATTCCGCCGATCTCCCCGACAGCTATGGCCGGCCTCGCCGCGGCTATCGCTTCCCCAAGCGCGAAGCGTGCCTGATGGCTATGTCGTACAGCTACGACCTACAGGCTGCCGTCTTCGATCACATGACGGCGCTCGAGGAGAGGTTGAAAGCCCTTCCGGACGTTTCGAGCCATGAGGGCGCCTTGCTGGCGCTCCAAGGGGCAGTCGAACGTCAGTTGGCGCTGATCGGCGAGAACAAGCAACTCGCTGCCGAACGTGACCATGCCGTCAAGACCAAGGCGCAAATCGGCAGCCGCCGCGAAGCGCAGGCCATGGCCGCTGCATCCGTCGCCATCCGCCAGGTCAAGCGCCTGAACGACGAGTTGGGACACGGCACCCGCTACGCCACGGTCACCGCCGTCGAGAACGCCACCGGCACCAAGTACCCGTTCAACGCCTATGTCCACCTGCGCAAGTGGTGCAAGGCCAATGGCGTTCAGCCCGAGATCGTCCCCGACCGCCGTTTTGGCGAAGTTAAGGCGTGGCCTGCGGGAGCTTGGGCAGCCGTTTATCAAATCGATCTGGCGACCTTGTTCGGCGCCTCTGGAGCAAAAGCATGATCAAGTTGCCCGACGAGCAGCAGCAACTCATCCAGATCGCCGAGGCGGCGGTTGAGTATCAACTGGCGGAGACCAAGCGGAATGCGCTGCGCCGCGAGCTGAATACGCTGTACACCACCTATTTCGCAGCATATGGCCGCCCGTATGGTGACGACCGCCGGCGCATTGACCCGTACGACGAGAAGTTCGCCCCGGTGCTGGAGTTCACCGGCCCGGCGTACCGGCGCTGGAAGGCTCAGCGCGATCTGACCACCCGCCTCAAGCGCAGGCTGCGGACGCTGGTGCAGCGCCTGGAGAGGGAGGGCTTGGCATGAGCAAGGTCGCCCACCTACCCGATCCCGTGATGCTCGACGAGCAGTCCTTCGAGCAGTTCGGCAGCGACCAGGTTGCCTACAAGATCTGGTGCTCGATCGACACTGCCTTCGAGCTGCTGGGCCAGTTCGAGCCCCCTGTGGTAGCCGAGGTTGCCCCAAACATCGCCGATATCCAGTTCGAGATCATCAAGGCACGCTTTGCCCTGATGGTGCTGGTGAAGCGGCTGTGTGGCTGGCGCCCGGAAGATATCGATGAAGCATTGGCTGAGCGGCTGATGGAGAAGTTGCTCAGCAGTTCGGAGGAACCCGTATGAAGCTGCCTGCTACCTATCAAACCGAAGTGTATCCGACCGAGGGCGGCTACCTGGCGATCAAGCAACACGATGCTGTGCAGGATGAAGATGAAATAGTTCTCCTGTCGCTTGATCAAGCAGAACTTGTTGCTCGTGAACTGCTGCGCTTGGCGGGTGAGGCGGAGGGCGATTCCTGATGGCTCGTGCTCGCAATATCAAACCCTCGTTCTTCAAGAACGAGGACCTGGCCGATCTGGAGCCGTTTGACCGCTTGCTGTTCATCGGGTTGTGGTGCCTGGCCGACCGTGAGGGGCGACTGGAGTACCGTCCGCGCCGGATCAAGATCGAACTGTTCCCGGGGGACAGCTACGACGTTGAGACCGGCCTGGCCAACCTGATGAAAAAGGGGTTTATCGAGCACTACGATGTCGCCGGATTCTCGGTGATCTTGCTGCCGAACTTCACTCGCCACCAGTCTCCGCACAGCACTGAAAAGGACAGCGAGCTACCCGACCGTAACGGTTATCTCACCGTGAACGAGCGCGCACGGGGGAAGGTTGTTCCCGGTAAGCAACGGTTGGTGCATGCGGAAACTGGCATCTGTGTAGATGCAAATAACAGTGCTTTAACAGTTAAAACACCAGAACAGTCGCAGTCGGAACCTGTGGATGCACCAACCCATAACGCCCTGATTCCTGATTCTCTGAATCCTGATTACCTGAATCCTGAAGAAGATCAAGAGACTCTTGGCGACTCTGACGAATCGCCGACAGCAAGCGACGACCTTGCCGGAGGGGAAGAGCCTCCCGCCCAAGACCGATCCGAGTACAGCGAGGAGTTCAACCGCTTCTGGTCGGAGTACCCTCGCCGACACCGGTCCGTCACGAAGAAACCGGCGTGGAAGGCGTGGAAGGCCAGGCTCCGAGCTGGCGCCACGGTCGAAGACCTGATCCAGGCGGCGAAGAACTACCACGCCGAGATGGCCGGCAAGGGCAACGTCGGGACGGAGTTTGTCAAGCTGCCGGAGACATTCATCGGGCCGAATGATCACTGGCGGGAGTACGTCGGTGCGCAGGGCTCTCCCAGGGGGCCGTCCGGTACTGGCGGCAAGCGCTACCCGTTCATCCCGTCCAGGGGCTACCAGCTCGAGGATCACGAGTTCTGGCACCCGCAGATGACGGACACGGTGCTGTCCACTCGGACCCATGACTTCAGCACCCTTGAGCGTTTGCCGGACGGGGAGGGCGCATGCTGACCCCATCGGAGATTTCCAAGCGCCTCGCTGATCGCGCTGCCGATGTTGCACGGCACCTGCTGCCTGGCGGCAAGCGGGAGGGCGCCGAGTGGCGTGCTGGCGATGCATCGGGCGAGAAGGGCAAGAGTCTGGGGGTTCACCTCGTCGGCGAGAAGGCTGGCGTGTGGTGCGACTTCGCCACCGGTGAGTCTGGCGACCTGCTGGACCTCTGGCGGCTGGCGCGCAACTGCGACATGGCGACGGCGCTGAGCGAAGCGAGGGGCTACCTCGGCGTGCAGGAGCCCAAGCTCATCCGGCCGGTCGAGAGCCGGAAGTCATACCAGCGACCGGACAAGCCAAGGTGCTCGACGCCGAAGGTGGACTCGGTGGTGATGGCGTACCTGAAGGGCCGTGGACTGACCGAGGAGACCATCAAGGCGTTCAAGATCGCCGAGGACGGGCAGAACATCGTGTTTCCGTACCTGCGCAATGGCTCGCTGATCCACTGGAAGAAACTCGGCGTGGAACGTCCTGGCGGCAAGAAGAAAATCACCACGTCGTCGGATACCGAACCTTGCCTGTTCGGCTGGCAGGCCATCCCGGACGGTATCCGGGAGGTGACGATAACCGAGGGCGAGATCGACGCGATGACCGCCTGGCAGTACGGGCGCCCGGCGCTGTCGGTGCCCTTCGGTGGCGGCAAGGACGGCAAGCAACGCTGGATCGAGTACGAGTTCGACAACCTGCAGCGCTTCGACGTGATCTACCTGTGCCTTGACGACGACGAACCTGGCCACCAGGCGACCGAGGAGATCGTTCGGCGCCTTGGGCGTGATCGGTGTCGCCTGGTGAAACTGGGTTGCAAGGACTTCAACGAAGCCCTGGATGCCCTGTACTACAGCGCCGACGACATTGCGGAGTGCTACGCCAAGGCGAAGAACTTCGACCCGGAGCGCCTGAAGTCGGTGAGCTCCTACTCGGAGGAGGTCAAGGCTGAGTTCTACGACCAGAACCCGGAAACTATCGGCATGGAGCTGCCCTGGAGCGCCTACGCCAACAAGATCCGCTTCCGGCCCTCGGAGGTCACGATCTGGACCGGCTGGAGCGGACACGGGAAGTCGCAGTTGCTGAACTACCTGGCCTTCCACGGCATGAACCGCAAGGGCAGCCAAGACCGGTTCTGCATCGCCTCGATGGAGATGCCGGCGCGGCGAACGCTTCAGCGGATGGTCCGGCAGGCCTCCGGGATGTCTTGTCCTTCGAGGGGCTACATCGACGCGATTCTCGACTGGCTCGACGGCAAGCTATGGATCTACGACCAGTTGGGCACCGCGAAGACGGGCGAAATGCTCGAGGACTTTCGGTATGCCGCGCGCCGGTACGGGGTGAACCACTTCATCGTCGACAGCCTGGCGAAGCTCGGCATGGCCGAGGATGACTACAACGGCCAGAAGCAGGCCATGGAGGCGTTGGTGGGGTTCGCTCACGAGATGAACGTCCACGTCCATCTGGTCGCCCACCCGCGGAAGGCTGACGACGAGGGTAAGCCCCCGGGCAAGCTCGACGTTCGCGGTGGCGCCATCCTCACCGACCTAGCCGACAACGTGTGCACGGTCTGGCGGAACAAGCGCAAAGAGATGGCCAAGGGAGACGACTACAAGGACCAGAGCGATGTGCGCCTGATCATCAGCAAGCAGCGCCTCACCGGAGATGAAGGCATCTTGGACCTGTGGTTCGACAAGGCATCCAACCAGTATTTCAGTGCGAGCACTCACAAGGCCCGGAACTGGGTCCACTACGAGGGCGCGCGGGAGCAAGCAGCATGAGCAACGTACAACCGATGGCACCCCGCAAGGTCATGACCAGGCTGGAGCGGGAGTTTCTCAAGGTGGCCGGCCAGGAGCTGGCGCAGGTCAAGGTGGGCGGTGCTGCTGCCTTGGCTGCGCTGTTGGTCATGATCGCCAACTGGCACGGCGACCGCGGCACGCTGGGCTTCCACGATTACGGTCGGCTCTGGCTGCAGGACGGCAACGCAAAGGGCGCGGCGGTGGAAACGCTGCTGCGCGATCTGTTTGGCCTGAACGGTCCGGGGGCGGCATGAGCAGAACTCGAACCTACGTGGACAAGCTGCTGGGCGATACCGAGTATCTCCTCGAACAGTGGGGGTGGTGGCGCATGGATGGGATGGGGGTTCCCGGGTATGTGTCGCCGGCCGCCGCTATCATGAGCCAAGCCATGCCAATGTCGAGCCCCAAGGCCTACCACGTCACTGACGATATGGCCTTGGCCGTCGACCGGGTCATTGCTCGACTCATCGACAGGGCGCCGCAGGCCGGCGACTTCGTGTGGCTCTACTACGGCGCGAAGTGGCCGGCCCTGCGCATCGCGCGTGAACACCAGATCGGCGAGGCCAAAGTCAGGGAGACATTGAAGCTGGCTGTAGGGTGGGTCGACAGCGCCCTGGAGCGGTTCCGCGAGAGCGCTTGAGGAATAGCTTTACACGCGGAATAAGGGGTGTTTTCATCCCAGCGTGAATTGCTGTGAACGCAGCGTGACGCACTCGAAACCCGGCCCCTGGCGCCGGGTTTTTTATTGCGTAGCCTGGCCTGGCGCGGCATCATCACGCTCCCGCCGATGCCGTGGTTTCCACCTGGGCTATTCCTCGACAGCGGCGGGAAGCCCGGTCGGCCCCTCCCGCCGGGCTTTTTCATTCGAAGGTCGAAACTCGGTAGACGGCAGTCTCACCTGCCACATCGGGCTGTAAGCAAAGTGACGGGTTACCGACCCACAAGGCCTTCACCCTCTCATATGTCCAACAGGTCCGGCGCGATCCCTAGGGCGGCGGCGATTTTTTCGCGGGTCGCCTTTCTTGGCTTCGCCGCGGTCTCCTGCTGGGCATAGGCCGGCTGAGTAATGCCAATCCGGCTGGCAACTTCAGCCTGACTCAAACCGAGGTGTTTGCGCCAGGCAGCGGCGGGGCTGAGCCCTTCCTTGACCATGTAGCCGACCACTTCGTTGGGCACCAGGTCATCCTTGGGATGGTCCTTGATGTACTCGGCGTAGGGGATGACAACGAAGGCCGGCGATCCGTCCGGCCCGTTGATTATTTGAACGTTAGTAGGTGTGTTCATCGCGCTTCTTGACCTCCTCGATGTTGACGATCTTGATGGCTCCATCCCAGTCGAACATGACCCGGTAGTTGCCGACCCTGAGGCGGTAGCCGTAGCGGTGATTGGACAGGGCCTTGATGTTCTGGACGTTCGGCATATGTGCCAAGGCTTGGGCGGCGTCGTAGATCTTGGCCTGGTCGGCCTTGTGAATCTTGCTGAGCTGCTTAACCGCCTTCCGTGTCCAGTTGATCTTGTTCATGGCTACCTCGCTGTTCATGGTTGCCATTATAAGTATTTCAATAAGTATTGAAAAGGATTTTACCGCAGGGAAATCGGAAAAATACTTATTTTTCTTATCAGGCTGAAAGCCTGGCGAATTGTGAAGCTACGCCCATGGCAGCTGTAGACCACCGGTAGGTTGCCAGCCTCATAAGCTGGAGATACGGGGTTCGACTCCCTGCGCTGCTACCACTCCCCAAGCCCCGCCAAGTGCGGGGCTTTTTCATTTCTGCCCCGGCGAGGGGAACTGAGACGATGAAGATGCCCGACAAACCCGACACCTGGGCGGCCCTGCTCGCCTGGCTGAGCCAGCATGCGCCGATCATCTACGCCTCCCTGCTGTCGTGGGCCATGGCCATGGCCAGGATCATCTACGGCGGCGGCACGCGCCGGCAGGCGCTCTTGGAGGGCGCGCTGTGCGGGGGGCTGGCGCTGACGATCATCAGCGGCTTCGAGTTCTTTGGCGTGCCGCAGAGCATGGCCACCTTCATTGGTGGCTGGATCGGCTTCCTGGGCGTCGAGAAGATCCGTGACCTGGCCGACCGTTACGCTGGGATCAAGCTGCCGCGTCGAGGGTCTGGCGAATGAAGATCACTGCCGATCAACTCGACCGTGCTACCGGCTGCGGTGCTGCTACTGCCGACATCTGGATTGACCACATCAACGGCGCCATGGCTCGGTTCGAGATCAACACGCCCGAGCGTGTGGCGATGTTTCTCGCCCAGGTCGGGCACGAAAGCCAGAGTCTGCGCCGATTGGTCGAGAACCTGAACTACTCCGCCGAGGGTCTGCTCAAGACCTGGCCGAAGCGGTTCACGCCGACCGAGGCGAAGCAGTACGCCCGCCAGCCAGAGCGCATCGCGAACCGCGTCTATGCCAACAGGATGGGCAATGGGTCGCCGGATACGGGCGATGGGCATCGATACCGTGGTCGTGGCCTGATCATGATCACCGGCCACGACAACTACGCCGAAGCTGCACGCGCCCTAGCGCTGCCGCTGGTGGCGCAGCCGGAACTGCTGGAGCAACGGACCTGGGCAGCCATCGCAGCGGGTTGGTTCTGGCAGTCGCGCGGTTTAAACGATCTGGCCGACCAGGGCCGTTTCGAGAAGATCACCCTCCGCATAAACGGATCGTTTACCGGGGCCGAGGATCGCAACGCCCGGCTCGAATGGGCGCGTGCCGCCCTTAACTGAGAGGTATCAACCAATGGACAATCAGCACAAGAAAATCACCGGCTACCGTGACCTGAGCCAATCCGAGATTGATGGTATGAACTCGATCAAGGCCTTGGAGCAGGACGCAGGGCGGCTGTTCAAGCAGATCGGCGAGATCGATGGCGTCGATCCGCGACTGCTTGCCCTGGCCAAAACGAACTTGCAGCAGGGTTTCATGTGGTTCGTGCGTTCGATCGCCAAGCCCGCCGATCCATTCTCCTGATTTGTCATGAACTGGAAACCCTGGCTGATCGTCGCGCTGGTAGCCGCTCTGGTGTTCTGGCGCCTCGATCACGTGACCGCCCAGCGTGATGACCTGCAGGCCGCCGTCGAGCAGTCCGCCGAGACGATCACCGCCATGGCCCAGCAGGCCCAGCGCGACATCCAGGCGCAGGCCCAGGCCGATGCCCTGGCCCGAACCTACCAAGCAGCACTACAGGCCTCCCATGAAGAAAACCAATTGCGCCGCGATGCTATCGGCACTGGTGCTCGCGTCGTGTACGTCAAAGCCCGCTGTCCCGCAGACGGAGTGCACCAGGCTCCCGGAGCCTCCGGCAGCGCTGATGCAGGGAGAGCCGTCCTTGCTGCCGCTGATGGACAAGTTGTTTCTGATCTCCGAGCCGGAGTCGAGCGACGCGAACTGATGATTGAGGCGTTGCGTAAGCACATCGCCGGCCTGCCGAGGTATTGCAGAAGATGATCAGCATCAAGCCGGAAGGGTTCCAGCAGCAGCTCGCCGACCTGACTGAGCTTGAGCAGAGGCAGATTCCTTACGCGACAGCCACTGCGCTTACGCGGACCGCGCAAGGCTTGATGGATCGATTGCGCGATGAGATGCGTGTCGTGTTCGACCGCCCGACCCCGTACACCCTGAACAGCCTGCGCATGGTGCCGGCCAGGAAAGACCGGCTCGAAGCGCGGGTTTGGTTCAAGGACGAAGCGGACGGTGCGCAGCCTGCATCAGTGTGGATTTCCCCCGAAGTCTACGGTGGGCCGCGTCGGAACAAGCCGGCCGAGCTTCAGCTCAGGGCCAAGGGGATACTGCCCGAAGGCAAGTACGTGGTGCCCGGCGCCGGCGCGGACCTGGATCGCTACGGGAACATCAGGCGCGGCCAGGTCACCAGGGCATTGAGCGGCATCCGCGGCTTCAGCCAGGCCGGGTACAACGCGAACGCTACCGATAGCAGACGGAGCCGAGCGAAGGGTAATGCTCGCCGCTACTTCGTCATGACCCGTAAGGGCCAGCCCATAGGCATTGCTGAGCGCACAGGCCGAGGCCGGGATGCTGTCTCGGTCATCATGGCCTTCGTGTCTCGCCCTTCGTACCGCCGCCGACTGAGCTTCTTCGAGATCGCGCAGCAGTACGCCGACGAGACCTTGCCACGCGAGTTCGAGGTGGCGATGCGCGGCGTTGCTGCTCGGTTCGCTGCGAGGCGCTGACTGATGCACCAAAGTGGTGCGTCGCGGGTCCTCCCCGGGGTGCCCCCGTCAGAGGGTAATTCGAGCCCCGCGCGCCAAATATGTATGACCTTTTTTCGGAGGTTGGTTGTTGTTTTGTCATGAGCACAGAAGACCTCCAAAAAAAGCGCGGATGGCTGAACAAGTCCGAGATGGCCGCGAGCCTCGGGATTTCTCCGCAAGCCTTTGATAAATGGGGCGTTGAGCCTGCCGCCAAGATCGGCCGCGAGGTGTTCTATACCGCCCAGGCGGTGCTACAGAATCGCCTCGATCATGTGACCCAGAAACAACAACCTGAGGGCCTAGATGCGGAAGGTCTCGACCCGCTCGCTGAAAAGAAATTGCTACAGGAGCGCCTGCGACTGACGACTGCTCAGGCTGACGCCCAGGAGCAGAAGAACCAGGTCCAAGCGAAGACCCTTGTTCCAACTCCGTTCGCCACCTTCGCTCTTGCCAGGATCGCGTCCAAGATCGGCTCGAAACTGGAGACGGTCTGCAAGACGGTCCGCAGCCAAATACCCGATACACCGCCGTTGGTGCTGGAGGCCTTTGAGCGCGAGATAGCGCTGGCCCGAAATCTGGCCGTGGAGTTTGCTGAAGACCTACCGGAAATCCTTGATGAGTACTCTGCCACCCTGGATGAATGACCTACGGAAAGCGGTCGATCTAGGTTTGCAGGGGCTGTACAAGTCGCCGCCGATGACGGCGGTGGAGTGGGCGGAAGATCCCGACGACGGTTTCTACATGTCGGCGGAATCCTCGTACAACGAGGGCAAGTGGAAGACGGCGCCATTTCAGGTCGCCATCCTGAACGCCATGGGTAACGACCTGATTCGGGTCGTAAACTTCGTGAAGTCGGCACGCATCGGCTACACGAAAATGCTGATGGCCAACATCGGCTACAAGATTCAGCACAAGCGCCGTAATGTGCTGATGTGGAGCCCGACTGACCCAGACGCCGAGGGGATCAGCAAGAGCCACGTTAATGGCCTGATTCGCGATGTTCCGGTGCTGCTGGCGCTGGCCCCATGGTATGGCCGCAAGCATAGCGACAACACGCTCGACACCAAGGTGTTTGCAAACCGGCGGACCCTTTGGACGCTCGGCGGCAAGGCTGCTCGCAACTACCGTGAGAGATCTGCCGACGAGGTGATCTATGACGAGCTGTCGAAGTTCGACGCCGATATTGAAGGTGAAGGTTCCCCAACGTTCCTTGGCGACCAACGTCTGCGCGGTGCTGTTTACCCGAAGTCCATCCGTGGATCGACGCCTGGTACCGAGGGCCAATGCCAGATCACGAAGGCGGCCGATGAGTCTCCGCGTCGCCTGCGGTACTACATCCCGTGCCCGCATTGTGGGCATGAGCAGACGCTGAAGTGGGGCGGTAAAGATTGCGCCTTTGGGGTGAAGTACATCGCGAACGATCTAGGCGAGGCCTCTTCAGTTTGGTACGCCTGCGAGAACGAGCGGTGCAGCGGGACGTTTGAGCACCACGAAATGGTGGTTGCCTCCGAGCGAGGCCGCTGGAAGTGCGAAGTGTCGGGGGTCTGGACGCGGGACGCTATGGAGTGGTTCGGCCCGGATGACCAGCCGATAAGGACGCCGCGTTCCGTCGCATTCTACTGCTGGGCCGTGTACAGCACGTGGACCAGCTGGCTTGACCTGATCGACGAATGGCTGAAGGTCAAGGGTGATCGCGAGAAGCTGAAGACCTTCACCAACACCATCCTCGGCGAGGTATGGGTTGAGGACGAGGGGGAGCGGGTGGAGTGGCAGACACTCTATGCCCGCCGCGAGAACTACCCGAAGGTGCCGCCGCAAGCGCTTGTCCTGATGGGCGGAATCGACACCCAGGACGACCGCTACGAGGGCCGCGTTTGGGCTTTCGGCCTGGGCGAGGAGGCATGGCTTGTTCACCGTTTCATTCTGACCGGCGATCCGGCCAGCGAGGAACTGCGGCGCAAGGTGGGCTTGGAAATTCATCGGCAGTTCACTCGGGCTGATGGCGTTCCAATGCGTGTCGAGCGTTGGTGCTGGGATGCTGGCGGCCACTATTCCGATGAGGTAGAGGCCGAGAGCATCAAGCATGGCGTGCACTGGGTGGTTCCGACTTTCGGGGCCAGCACATACGGCAAGCCAATCGCCAACTTCCCGAAGCGCCGCAAGCGCAAGGTCTACAAGACCGAACTGGGCACCGATAACGCGAAGGAGCTGATCTACAGCCGCCTGCGCATTGATGTGCCCATCCCGTGGCAACCGACGCCGGGCTGTGTGCACTTCCCGATCGACAGCGACATCTGCGACGAAGACGAACTGAAGCAGATCACTGCCGAGAAGAAGAAGCCGGTGATGGCGAAGGGTGTCCGCGTCCTGCGCTGGGATTCCGGCGGGCGCCGAAACGAGGCGCTGGATTGCTTCGTGTACGCCCTTGCCGCGCTGCGCATCAGCCAGCAGCGCTTCGGCCTCGATCTCGACCAACTTGAGCGAGCGCGCGTTGATCCCGTGCCGGAGCAGGTCGCCCAACAGCAACCCTCGAACGAAAACCATGCCAGCACCTCTCAGGGCTGGCTCAACACTGGAAGCGGACCATGGCTCTGACAGCGCAGCAGATGCTCGACAAATACCTGGAGGCCGAGGCCGCCGTGCTGGAAGGGCGGACGGTGATCTTCAACGGACGCACCCACACCATGGAGGATATCGAGAAGATCCGCGCCGGACGCCGGGAGTGGGAGCGCCGCGCGGCGGCAGATCGGGACCGCGCCGCCGGTCGCCGTCCAGGCCCGGCGCTGGCGGAGTTCTGCTGATGAACCTGATCGATCGTCTACTGAAACCCTGGGCCCCCGACCTGGTGGCTCGGCGCCTGGCCGCCCGCGAGGCAATCCAGGCGTATGAGGCTGCCAGGCCAGGGCGAACCCACAAGGCCAAGCGTCAACCGCTGGGCGCCGACACCTCGCTACAGAAGTCTGCGGTCTCCATGCGAGAGCAGTGCCGGAAACTGGACGAAGATCACGATCTGGTTACCGGCTTGCTCGATCGCCTAGAGGAGAGGGTGGTGGGCGGTAGTGGCATCGGCGTGGAACCGCTGCCGCTGCGCCTGGATGGCTCGGTGCATGCCGAGTTGGCCATGGAAATCCGCAGTGCGTGGGCCGAGTGGTCACTCTCGCCGGAGACCTCTGGTGAGCTGACGCGGCCCCAGGTAGAGCGGCTGATGTGCCGCACTTGGTTGCGCGATGGCGAGGGCTTGGCGCAGAAGTTGATGGGCCGAGTCCCGAACTACACGTTCGCCACGTCGGTGCCTTTTGCCCTGGAGCTGCTGGAGCCCGACTACTTGCCCTTCAGCTACAACAACCTGTCGAAAGGCATTGTCCAGGGTATCGAGCGTGACACCTGGCGCCGGAAAAGGGCCTATCACCTTCTCAAGGATCACCCCGGCAACCTGCAGACGCTGGGCGGCAGCCTGGCGGTGAAGCGCGTCGAAGCGGAACGGATCATCCACATCGCCTACCGCAAGCGGATCGGCCAGAACCGAGGCGTGCCGATGTTGCACGCAGTGCTTATCCGCCTTGCCGACTTGAAGGACTACGAGGAGAGCGAGCGGGTGGCGGCGCGCATCAGTGCTGCCCTGGCGATGTATATCAAGAAGGGCAACCCCGACAGCTACACGGTGGAGCCCGGGAAGGACCGGAAGAACCGAACGATCCCCATCGCCCCCGGCATGGTCTTCGACGACCTCGAGCCAGGCGAAGACGTTGGGATGATCGAGAGCAACCGGCCGAACCCCTTCCTTGAAGGTTTCCGCAACGGCCAACTGCGGATGATCGGGGCCGGCACTCGCAGTACCTACTCTTCGGTATCCAGGGCCTACGACGGCACCTACTCGGCGCAGCGCCAGGAACTGGTCGAGGGCTGGCTGGGCTACGACCTGCTGCAGCACGAGTTCATCGACTACTGGTGCCGGCCGGTCTATCGGGCCTGGCTGCAGATGTACCTGTTGGCTCGGAAGGAGCGCCTGCCCGCCGACGTTGATCACCGCACTCTCTACGCGGCGGTCTACCAGGGGCCAGTCATGCCATGGATTAACCCGATGCATGAGGCCAACGCATGGGAGTTGCTGGTCAAGGCTGGCTTCGCCGATGAGGCGGAAGTTGCCCGCGCCCGTGGTCGAGATCCGCGCGAGCTGAAGAAGTCGCGTGAGACGGAGATCAAGGCGAACCGGGCGGCCGGCCTGGTCTTCAGTTCGGATGCCTACCACCAATTGGTCAAGTCCGGGATGGACCCAGTTGAGGCGGTGCAGAAGGTGTACCTGGGCGTCGGGAAGATGCTTACCGCCGACGAGGCTCGCGAACTCGTCAACAGATACGGCGCCGGCCTACCCGTGCCTGGCCCGGATTTCCCCAACGAGAGCAACAATGGAGGCGCCGATGGGCAGCCATCAAACCCTGATCCATAAAATCCTGATGCTGCCGATGGCGGCGGCGTTGACTGAGGCCAACGCCCCGCATGAGTCCTGGTACAGCATTAAGGCTGCCGGTCGCGGCGTCGCCGAGGTGCTGTTGTACGACGAGATCGGCGTCTGGGGCATCACCGCGCTGCAGTTCGCTCGAGACCTCAAGGCAATGGGCGACCTGAACAAGATCAACCTGCACATCCACTCCCCGGGCGGCGATGTCTTCGAGGGGACGGCGATCTATAACCTGCTGCGCAACCACCCGGCCAGCGTCGACGTGTACATCGATGGCTTGGCGGCCTCGATGGCCTCGGTCATCGCCATGGCCGGCGACACCATCTACATGCCCGAGAACGCCATGATGATGGTGCATAAGCCCTGGGGCATCCAGGGCGGCGATGCGGACGACATGCGCCGCTATGCCGAACTGCTCGACAAGGTCGAGGACACCCTGGTCATGGCCTACGCCAACAAGACCGGGAAGTCCTCCGACGACATCAAGGCGCTCCTCAAGGAGGAGACCTGGATGAATGGCCGAGAGGCCGTCGCTGCCGGTTTCGCCGACCAGCTCACTGAGCCGCTGCAAGCGGCCGCTCACCTTTCCTCCAAACGCATGCAGGAGTTCGCCCACATGCCCGAAGCTCTGAAAACTCTACTGGCCCCGCGCGCCCAGACCCCCGCCGCGCCGACCAACACTCCCGCGCCGACTCCGGCACCGGCCGCGCCGGCGGCTCCCGTGGCCGCCGCCCCAACCGAGGCCGATATTCGCGCCCGGATCCTCGCCGAGGAATCTGGTCGCCGCAGCGCAATCACTGCTGCCTTCGGCGCGTTTGCCAGCGGCCACGCCGAACTGCTCGCCACCTGCCTGAACGACATGACCATCACCGTCGACCAGGCACGCGAGAAGCTGCTGGCTGCCATTGGCGCCGATACCAAGCCGGCCGCCACCCCTGGCGCTGGCGCCCACATCCATGCCGGCAACGGCAACCTGGTGGGCGACTCGGTGCGCGCGAGCGTGCTGGCCCGCATCGGTCGCGGCGAGCGCCAGGCCGATAACGCCTACAACGGCATGACGCTCCGCGAACTGGCCCGTGCCTCGCTGGTCGATCGCGGGATCGGCGTGGCCTCGCTCAACGCCCCGCAAATGGTCGGCTTGGCCTTCACCCACACTTCCAGCGACTTCGGCCTGATCCTTCTGGACGTCGCCAACAAGTCGGTGCTGGCGGGCTGGGAAGAGGCCGAAGAAACCTTCCCGCTGTGGACCAAGCCCGGCATTCTCACTGACTTCAAGCCGGCGCGCCGCGTCGGGCTGGGCGAGTTTTCCTCGCTGCGTCAGGTGCGTGAGGGCGCCGAGTACAAGTACGTCACCCTTGGCGAGCGCGGCGAGCAGATCATCCTGGCTACCTACGGAGAGCTGTTCAGCATCACCCGTCAGGCGATCATCAACGACGACCTGCAGATGCTCTCGGATATCCCGTTCAAGCTGGGCCAGGCGGCCAAGGCCACCATCGGCGACCTGGTCTATGCGGTTCTGACCGGTAACCCGGCGATGAGCGATGGCAAGGCCCTGTTCCATGCCGACCACAGCAACCTGCTCACTGGCGCGGCTTCGGCGCTTTCCATCGACAGCCTGAGCAAGGCCAAGACCCAGATGGCCACCCAGAAAGCCCAGGTAGAGAAGGGCAAGGGGCGCACCCTGAACATCCGTCCGGGCTTCGTTCTGACTCCGGTGGCACTCGAGGACAAGGCCAACCAGATCATCAACTCCGAGTCCGTGCCGGGCGCCGACGTCAATAGCGGCATCGTTAACCCGATTCGCGCATTCGCGCAGGTGATCGGCGAGCCGCGCCTGGACGATGCCTCGGCGACCGCCTGGTACATGGCTGCCAAGAAAGGCTCTGACACCATCGAAGTGGCCTACCTGGACGGCGTCGATACCCCGTACCTGGAGCAACAGGAAGGCTTCACTGTCGACGGCGTGGCCAGCAAGGTGCGCATCGACGCTGGCGTGGCGCCGCTGGACTTCCGCGGGCTGCAGAAATCCAACGGTGCCTGATCGGCGCCAACTCCCGAGCCCCGCACCTAGCGGGGCTTTCTGTTTCTGCCATTAGGAGAATCAACCATGGCGAAGAACTATGTGGAGGACGGCAACGTCCTGACTCTCATTGCGCCCGCTGGCGGCGTTCAGTCCGGCGTACCTGCGGTGATCGGAGACCTGGTGGTGGTGCCGCTGGTAGATGCCGCCGCGGGCGAGCCGTTCGCCGGAAAAACTGGCGGCGTCTGGAGCCTGCCTGCTGCCGCTGGCCTGACCCAGGGTGCCAAGTGCAGCGTGCTCGATGGGGAGCTGGTAGCTGCTGCCACTGCCGACTCGGTGGCGTTCGGCAAGATCACCGAGCCCACCGTTGACGGCTTCGCGTCGGCGATGCTGATCCAACAATGAGCGCGCCGGGCCGTTTTGGCCGGCTGATCCAACGGCTCCACGAGCGTGGGCAAGAGCGGTTATCTGATGCCGTGGGCGAGTTCCGCGGCATCGGTCGCCCCCCGATCAAGGGGATACCTCTGCAGGTCGATCGAAACCTCAGTTACGACGGGCCTGATGGGGTTTTCATCACGGACAAGGTTGGGATCAGTTGGCTGGCGAAGGATGTTCCCACGGCATCGCGTGGCGACCTCTTCGTTATCGGGTCGTCGCGCTATCTCGTCGAAAAGCTCATTGCGAACGACGGTTGGTTGCTGACGGCAGCAACGATCGAGGAGGAAGCATGAAGCCGAACGTGCTCACGATCGGCCGCTTGGCCTTGCTGGCGCGCTTGCAAACCATCACGCCAAACCAGGGATACCGGACGGACGCGGGCACTCGCGTGCTCTCTGGGTGGTTTAACGAGCTGGTCAAGGAGCGGCATGAGGGCTTTCCGCTGATCGTCGTTCAGCCGGGCAAGGAGCAGCCGCCGGAGCATCTCGACGCTGGCGTTCGCTTTCATCGCGGCTTCGACGTGGTAGGCGCGGTGCGCGGCGGGTATGACCACTATGCGGAGGCTCTGGAGGACCTGCAGCTAGATCTTCTGGCGTGCCTGATGCCTGCCCCCAAGGGGCATTTCCTGCGTTGGCTGCCCCGAGAGCGCGGCATTACCGGGCTGACGTTGGGGGCGCCTGAGCCGTACCCGCCGGGTGATGGAGTGGCCGCTGCTGTGATTCGAATCCCTGTCTATCTGAAAACCATCATCGAGGCGTAACCCATGAAGAGCGATCCCCAGGTGCCGGCCGCGGTCGACGCCGCGCCGCCGGCTGCGCTGAACAAGGCCGTCGAGGTCACCCTGGCCAAGGTGCATTGGCACCAGGGCAAGGAGAAGGCGGCCGGCGACAAGATCAACGTCAGCCCTGACCAGGTTGAATTCCTGCGCCGCGAAGGCGTGATCAAGAAGGAGGCCTGATATGGCTATCGAGAAAGAGACGTATGTGATCGGCGGACCCTTCAAGATCCGCGAGTCCGGCGCTACCACCCCCTTCCAGTTCGCTGGCCTGGTGTCCACTATCCAGCAGACCATCGAGACCAACGAGATCACTTTGCCGGATACCACCACCCCGCAGGGCGGTGAGTACGATGCCGTTTCGCGCATCACTTCGGTCGGTTTGTCGATCAACTTCCGCGAGCTCAAGACCAGCATCCTGGCTGCCTTGGTGTGGGGGGACGCCACCAATGTTCCTTCTGCCACCCACACCGACGAAGCGCACACCGCCGTTCCAGGAGGCACGATCGCGCTCGACTTCATGCCGCTGGAGATCACCAGCGTGAAGAGTGATGACGGCACCACGACCTACGAAGAGTTCGACGACTGGAACATGACCGGCGCCGGTATCGAAATCGTTGAAGGGGGTGCGATCTCTGCGGCCACGCCGATCAAGGTGACTTACAAGTCCGCCACCGTTGATGTGATCGAAGCGCTGACCAACAGCGGCAAGACGTTCGAATGCCTCTTCGAGGGTGAGAACGCAGCCGGTACCCAGCGCCGTATCCAGGCGCGCTATTTCCGGTGCCGCCTGAACCCGTCGAGCCAACAGGACTGGCTCAATACCGAAGACTTCCTCGCTGCCGAGGCCACTGCTAAGGTGCTGATGGACCCGACTAAGGTCGGCGCTGGAAAGTCGAAGTATTTCAACATCAAGAAGGAACTGGCGACGGTGTGACGCCATTCATGCCCGGCAGGGACGCCGGGCGAGCAATCCCTGACTCCGATCTGACATTTGGGCTATCAAAACCCAACTAGGCCCTGGGTTTTGGTGTTGGCGCGGCGGTGCTAGAGTGTGAAGCAGTTCCTATGGAGAGTCGCTATGAAACGGATTTTCCCCGTTCTCGCTTTGCTTCTTGCGGTCAGTTCTGTCCATGCGGCGACGGTCTTCAAGTGTGTCGGCCCTGACGGAAAAGTCACTTTTACCCAGCAGAATTGCCCAGAAAACCAATCCCTGGACGATGTGGTCTCCGCCACCAACCAGCGTCCAAGCGGGTCAGGTGCTTCGGCTGTCATGGCTAAGCCCAAGCAGCCATCAGGCCGTACCTATAGAGGTAGCCATCAGGGCGGCAGCGGAGTGACCGTCGTCGGTGGTTCGTCGCCAAGCCCTACGTGTTCCACAGGGTTGTCTGAGCGTGACCTTCGCAAGGCCAAGGTCCAGGGCAAGGTCGTCCCTGGAATGTCCAGGGAGGATGTGGAAAGCATCTACGGGAAGGTGAACCGCAACGGCAGTACCGCCGGCGCGGGTGCTGTCACCTACTGGAATGACAAGTATGTTGACCAGACTACGGTTTCTTTTGACCGAGATGGATGTGTGCGAGGCTCCTATCAGTCGGGCCATAAGAACTGACCCCAAAATTCTAACCAGCCCCGCTTCGGCGGGGTTTGTGCTTTCTGGAGGATTGAAATGTCCGAGATGACCGCAAGCAAGGTTGTGAAAGTTGGCGAGGTGGAAGTGATCGTCCGCGAACTGAGTGTTTCGGATGTTCGGAAGCTAATGCAGGAGGTCAGTGATCAAGACCTCGTCAGCAATGTCCTCTTCGAAGATATCAGGCTGTCCGATCTTTGCCTGATGACATCGGTTACGGAGAGCCAAATTAACGATCTCCGGCCGAGCCAACTCGCCAAGTTGCTGGATGCATGCAAAGAGGTGAACCCGCATTTTTTCGGAATGCTGGGCCGTCTCACGAAACTCCGCGACAAGCCTTGAGGAGTTTGGAGCGCGCCATTTGCGTTCTGGTGAGGCTTGGGCATCACCAAGTCCTTGAATATCCCTGGTCGCTGTTCTTGACCGCGCTGAAGGCTGAATGAAATGGCTGACGTAAAGATCCGGCTGACTGCTGACCTCGATGATGCGCTGCGCGAGGTGTCAGGTTTCCGCAAGGAATATGCCGAACTGGTCAGGCAAGTCGCGCAACCTCTCAAGCGTTTAAACGATTTCACTGCTCTCGAAAGCACCCTTGAGGACACGCAACGCCAGGCGCGCTCGGCGCGCGAGCAGATCCGCACGCTCGGCAACGAACTGGCATCGACGATCAGGCCGAGCCGCGAATTGCAGCAGGCTTACCGGGACTCCATTTCGGACTTGCGAAGCCTGGAGCGGGCAGAGACGGTCCAGATAGCTCGGCTTTCCGCGATGCGCCGGGAGTTGAAGCAGGCCGGGCTGGATACGAGGAGCCTGACATCCGAACGGCAGCGGCTCCAGCGGGAGCTGGATCGAAACCTCCAGGCTGGCCGGAATGATGCGGCCACCACCAGCCTCCGGCAACAGACCGCAGCGATCAAGCAGAGCGCGATCGAGCAGCGCCGCTACAACTTGGAGCAAGCGCGTAGCACCCTGGGAGTAGCCAGGGTGCGCGAACTGCAGGCTGCCATCGGGCAGTTGAACCAGCAATATCGCTTGCTTCGGTCCAGCGGAACGCTATCCACAAGGGAGCTTGCCGTTGCGCAGCGGGCGCTCAAGAAGCAGATCGCGGAGACCAAGAGCGAACTCAACTCGCTTGGTGCCGGCTCGCGGCTGTCGAGCATCGGCTCTCTCCGCGGGAGCGGCCCGGCACTGGCGGTTGCAGGTCTCGCCGCCGCGGTAGGCGCTGCAACGGCGAAGCTTGCGAACGGGGCCGACACTGTTGGCCGGCTTGATTCCAGGCTTCGCCTGGCAACCCGCTCGCAGGAAGAGTTCAACACCGCGCAGATCGAACTCGACCGTATCGCTGATGATGTCCAGGGCGATGTCGGCGACCTCATCGGCCTTTATTCGCGGTTGCAGCGCCCGCTTCGGGATGCGGGCATGGATCAGCGAGCCGCCCTCGAAACCGTAGAGGCGGTGTCGCTCGGCCTGAAAATCGGTGGGGCATCTGCCGAGGAGTCGGCCTCGGTCATTACCCAGTTCTCCCAGGCCATCGCCAGTGGTGTTCTGCGGGGCGAAGAGTTCAATACCGTTCTGGAGTCCTCGGATCGCATTGCTGGCGCCCTGGCGGACTCCTTCGGGGTGACTGTCGGCCGGCTTCGCGAGATGGCTGCCGCCGGTGAGCTCACCTCGGAGCAGATCGTTATCGCGCTGCGGAAGGAACTGCCGAAGCTCCGCGAGGAGATGGCGTCATTTGCCCCGGAGATTGGTGCGGGGCTGAACCGGATCTTTTCCGAAACCCAGAAATACTGGGGACGTCGCGCGAAGGAAACAGGCGTCGTCGACTGGGTTGCGAACCAGTTGAACGATGTTGCCAAGAACATCAACACGGCGAATACGCTGGTGAAAAAGGGGGAGGGCAGCCTCACAGCCACCCTCGCCGCCGAGAAGGCGCGCCAAGAGCAGATCGTGAAGCGACAGAACGATGCTCTGAAGCGGGCTCGGGATCAGAATGTCGCCGACCTCCAATCTGAGGTTGTGCGGACCAAGGCCCTCCTTGAGCAGTCCACCAAGAACCTCAACGACGCGCTTTCGCGCCAGGCAGATGTCCGCAAGGAGTTTGCCGATCTGGTGAAGGGCATCCAGGCGACGCCCACCTCCGGAACGCAGACCTTCGGTGATGCCACTGCGGCCCAGGCCTCGGCTCGCAACGCCCTGACCGCTGGCAACAACCAAAAGGCGATCGAGGAGGCGCGCCGCGCGCTTCAGATCCTTCAGCAACTGAAGGACGCTGGCGCGAACAGCTACGGCTTCGAAGGCGTGGCCAAGGAGGTGGAGCGCATCGCCAACAAGGCCGCAGAGGTCGAGGCTGGTAATGCCAAGGCTGCGGATGACGTCAACCGCCTGAACCTGGCCGACCTCGAGGAGCGCATCGCGGCTGTGCAAAACGTCGAGGTATCGTTCGGAATGGACTTCGAAAGCGCGGAGACCTTGAAGCAGCAGGTCGCCGACATCGCCGCCGGACTGGCTGAGCAGCTCGTGATACCTATCACGCTGGTTCCGCCTCCGGAGATGGGCTTGCCTGGCGTGCCCAGCATCACCCCCAAGATACCCGGGTTTGCCACTGGTACGCAGAGCGCTCCCCCTGGTATGGCGTGGGTTGGGGAGCGTGGGCCGGAGTTGATGATGATGCGCGGAGGAGAGCGCATCTTCAACGCGGTGCAGTCGCTGCAGATGTCGCAGAGGTATCAACGAACTCTCCCCGAGATACCCGAGATTCCGACTGCGGCGCTTCAGCAGGCGAATCCGCCGGCAGCCATGCAAAACCTGGGATCGCTGACCCTCAACCTGGGTGGAGACGATGCCGGTTTCACCGTTTTCGGGACACACGACACGCTCCGAGATATACGCAAGGCCGCTTCGAAGTTCGGGCGGACGCGCCCAAAATGACCAAGCCCGCCTCGCGCGGGCTTTTTTATGGAGTTGGGAATGATCATTCCGAACGTGATGCTTGGGGGCGTACCGATCGTGATACACGGCGGCGCCCCGCAGTGTCAGTACCAGGCTGTAGATGGCGGCGTCGAGCGATTGAGGCTCAGCGGAGGTGCGGCAGTACAGATGACGCACTGGCGCAAGACGGCAATCACCATCAGCGGTTCAGGATGGATCGGCACGGGGATGCTTGGACTCGACTTCGACAACCCGTTGGAGCTGCGATGCAATGCGTCGCTTGGCATTTCCGGCCGTACTGCCGCCGACCGAGTATTCACAATCCCTGGAGAGGTTCGCCCCGATGCCAGTCCGTGGGGGCTGGCGCTGGTCGGCCGTGAGTGGGTCAGAACGGACGTGTCGTCCGCCGGCCAGGTGGTAACCGTGTCGGAGATCCCAGGCGCGCAACTCTACCGCGTCGAGTGGTGGCCGCTGTTCCACGTCTTCGCGTCGGTCCCTCCTGAAGCGCTTGATTCTTCGAACAACAGCCGGACCTGGCAAATTGTCGCTGAGGAAATCTGATGCTCAACGGTGGACCGCTCAATAGCGCTGAGCTGAACTCGGCCGCTCAATCCGTTGTGCCTGGTCCTGAGCCGATCATTCCAGGCTACGCTTTCACCTGGCGAGCAATCGTGCGTGTTGGCGATGACGACGTTACACCGCTCCTGACCGGGGAGATCGAGGTCGATCGTGAAGAGGGGGCGGCTGGCGTCGCTTCCTTTTCGATCTATCTCGGCGACGGCCCTGTTGTCCCTACGGACTGGATTGGTCGAACCGTAACCATCGACTACGCAACGGAGACCGCCGGCGAGCTGAGTCAGGGCCGGCGGTTTACGGGAAGGGTTACGCAGCCAGCCTGGAATCCTGTTCGGCGCGTCTTGGACGTCAGTTGCACGGACCAATTGCAGCAGCGTGTAGAGGCCATGGAGATTGCGGCCGTCGACGCCCTGGTCGGCGGCGCCTGGTCCGCAGATGTGTTCGAGCCGGTCGATGGACGCTCGCGGTGGGACTACGCCCAGGAGCGTTTGACCAGCGTAACCGGGAGCTTGGACTGTTCGCCATATGGTGCTCTCCGCGTCACGTCATGGCTTTCGGTGGCGCCTGCCTACGAGTTCGGCCAAGGCTCTACGGTATACGGATCGCTTGCGGTCGAGTTGGCCGACCTGAGCTCGCAGACGAACAGGATCGAGATCGAGTTCGACTACCGATTCAGCCGGCTCTGGCAGTTGAACGCCTCGTATGGTTGGCAGCACCCCGGGACGGGTAACGCTGTTGGAGAGGCGGGGTTCTGCAATTGGCGCGGCGACGACACCGAGTTGCCAGATGTCGAGATGATCACGTCGGCGACCGAAAGCAGCGGCCAGACGTTGTTCTATGCAACTTGGTATCCGCTGCCACCCACTGGGGTCTACTGCAATCCGCCGGCGGCATGGGTCAACAACTTCACCGAACTGCTGCTCGGCGGAAATTGGATTGCTGGCCGGCGTTGGGTGCAGTCCGTTACAGAGCGATATCGGTTGGTCATGGAGGTTCAGCCGAGCATCGCGGCGACCGGCCCGATTGTCGGTCGGCAGCGCGCCTCGTTCGAGATCGAGTCGGACAGGGCCGAGCGCTGGGAAAGCGAGCCGATCACCGGCGGCAGCACCGGCCACGACGACGAGAAGGATGGCAACCGGCGTTTGTCCGCGCTGAACTGCTTGTTGGCCCAGGGAGCCACGACGCTCATTGCTGCGCACCGCGGCACGACCGTGACCTGGGATGTGCCGACGTCCATGGTCCTGCCGATCGATCTTGTACATACGCTCCGCCTCGATGATCAGGGCGCGCGTGCGGTGGGCAAGTGTCGCCGCATTGTCGACCGGCTCGACCTCGCATCCGGAAGCGCCCTGACCACGATCTCTATCGCGGTGATGCGAGGCGGCGGTGGTGCAGCAGACCCCCTTGTTCCTCCTGCTGGCTCGTCCGATCCCGTCAGCCCACCGTCGGGCGGGGGACAGCTCTCGACGCAGCTTGGAGGCCGCAACGGCAGTCCCGCGTATGACGATGAGGCGGATGGTTTCGCAGGCAACTGGAGCAACCGCGATCCCGGCGCTGAGTTGTTCCCGCGGCGCTTCTCGTTGACCGCAAAAGACATTCCGGAGACCTACCGGGACGAGCATGCGCCGGAGATCGCCGCCACCTACCGGGTAGCTGTACCCGATGACGTACTGGAGATGTAGCGATGGCGAGAGCCTGGATCAACAACTGGAAGACGACGCTGAGCGCCGGCCTTTCGCCTGGCGAGTTAAGCCTGACGGTGCCGGATGCTGCCGCCGCGCTGCTGCCGCTCTCTGGCGGTAGCTGGGTGCTGTTGACGCTGGCGGATGCTGCCGGCGCTCAGCATGAGATCGTGAAAGCAACCGCCCGCGCCGGTGGGGTGGTGACGATCGAGCGCGCCCAGGAAGCCACCGCCGACGGCAACTGGCCGGCGGGAACGGCGATCTATGCAGCCGTCACGGCCGGCGATCTCATGGCACTGCAAGCGCGAATCGCGGCCCTGGAGGGCGGCACTCCCGAAGGAGCCCTGGTCGATGCGAGCGGTTCGGTTCTCGTCGATGGCGCCGGAAACAACCTGATCATGGAGAACAACTGATGGCAACTATTACGCACGTCCTGTCCGGCGCCGGGGAGCCGCTCGATCCGCCACCAAGCATCGGTGCTCACTACGTGAACACGAACAACGGCGCGCTATACCTGGCGAAGGGCACAGCGAGCGGTGCCGATTGGGTGAAGCTGGGTAGTGGCGGTGGCAGCGCTCCGAGCGAGGTGCTGCATGTCAATACCGATGGCCAGTTCCTTCTCGAGCCTCAACACTCATTTGTTGAGGCCCGTCTGTTCGCAATTCCCGAGCTCGGCACTGCAGCAATTGGAATCGATCCCAGCACATCCCGACAGTTCGACCTGAATCTCAGAACCGCGGCTCCGAGCGGGCAACAACTGCAAATCAGGGTTACATCGGGTGAATTGCCCGGAGGTATGTCGATCGTGGGCACCTCGAGGCAGTGGGCGGTTCAGGAGTCGTATGGATTCGTGATCAATGCAAATGACCTCAACGGCGAGGTGTGGGCGCGCGTCTATTTCGATGCTGACGAGCTCACCCTGTCGATTCTTGTGTTCAGCGATGTGCCGAACGCGTAGGAGATAGCGCATGGCTCTATCAGACGAGCGCCGCGGCATCGGCGCGAGGAACGAAGCGATCCGCCGCGCCGGTGGCCAACGGGTCGAAGCGGAGCGCCGCGGTGACCAGGGCTTGACCGCCGCGCTCAACCGGCTGATCGAGCCGGAGCGTCAGGCGCGCGCACTGCGCAAGATCGATCCACGCGGCGCCCTGGATGTAAAGCGCGGGCGGGCGGACTACAACCCCGCAGGCAAGCAGATCGGCGGGGGTGGCGGTATTGCGAGCCCCCTGATCGAGGAAGATGCTGGCCAGCGCGAATACTACGAACTGCAGACAATCCCCACCAGCGATGGCCTGGCCTGGCTCCGGTATCGCAGCGTGAAGAAGATCGTCATGACCGACGCGTCAGGCGCAGAAGTTGTGATGGAGTACGCGAACGATGTTTCCCAATAGCCCGCTCGATGAAGCTCCGCAGGTATGGGGGTGGCCATGGCACGGCCTAATACGACAGCCAATCAACGCCGTTGATTCGACCTTGACTTTACCAAGCGGGCGAACGATGAAGATGCCGGCGGTCAGGACAGCAAATGATACTGCGCTCTGGAGTGTAGGTATGCCTCTCCCGAACGTCGAAACCGATGACCCTGACGAGCGCTGGCTCAACCGAGCGATCATGCGCGGAACCGGACTAGCCGAGGCATACGGAGGGGTATCACTCCAGCCGGCATTCATCCGTGGGTACACCGTCCGTTGCGGCGTTGAGGTTGCGTTCAATTCATTTCTCGGAACAGCATCCGCAATCTGCTCTATTCGGGATGGTGTAACAGGATTCATTGGGCAGATCACAAGCAACACCATCGCGCCTTCTGCGATGGGTATCCCCGTCCAGCCAGCAGGTATGTCTTTTCAAGTCCTAGATGTAAATCACGACGGAACGCGCCGAGTGTTCCGCGTCGACTATCAAGAAACTGTTGACGGAACGGTGATTGCTGGCGGCATGGTGGAGGTGCGCATTAGCGCAAGCGGAGCGTCCGGATTCCAAGCTGAGTTGGTTGTCGTGGCTACATGGAGCCAGGTTCAGTTTGCAACGTTGTCCAGCAGTAAGCCGGACGTTGACCCGAACACTCATACGCGGTTCTGGTGGGACAGTGCGAGCGGCTCCTACGTTTCAGGAACAAGCGATCCCCCTGGAATACCGGTCGATACACGCGTACTCCAGGGAGGCTGGACTGCTAGCCTGCAAGCTGAAGCGATTGCCACGGCTTGGTACGGAATGTCCGGTGGCTTGGAATTCGTGCGGATAGGGGTCGATCTGGTCTCCGCTATACAGCGCGCCGCAAGTGCTGCAGGTGATCACGTTGCGTTCAGTCAGACCGACGATATGACAGTTGTATATACACTGCGGTCGGAGGCAGGGGAGGCGACCGTAACTCTCCACAATACCGTTGTTCAGTCGGGGTCAATTTTCGGGACTGGCGGTCCTGGGACTGCGCTCATCACCGATAGCATTGATGGGCAGACTGTTGGCACTGGGTCGCAGAGCGTGACTTTGAGTGATCAGTACATATACACGCCAGATGTGGGCGACACATATGCACGCGGTTTGAACTGGAACTCTCGCATCCAGCTATTTTCTCAAGGGCTGGATGGGCACCTGTCGTCGTTCGGTGTGCAGTACGCATGGCCTGTCCAGAGGTACTCAAACAAGCTGCTCGGTATCGTTGCAGTCCGGCATAGCGCAGTAGGCACGCCTGATGAGCGATATCGATTTGCAGGCGCGGCATTCACCCCTCATGGCGTGCACGGCACAAGTCAAAGTGACGTGGATGTTGGTGGATTCTCTGCCGTCCAGCTTGAAGCGTGGGGTAAGGGCTCCTACAACCCTCTAACCGGCGACGCTATACGCAACGACCCGAACGCCTTCTATTCCTACGTTTGATTCCCTCCAAAGGAGAAGCCGCATGACGCCGGCCTGTGTACCCCTGCGCATTGAAAAAGGGGCGACGTTCCGCGACACGATGCGGATCATGCAACCGAGCCTTGTCTACCGGCCGATCACCCAGATCGCGCCGACTGCTCCCGTCCGGCTGACCATCCCTGGGCACGGATTGCCCGGCACGTGGCTGGCCTGGATAGATGGCGTCCAGGGCATGCCCGAACTGAACCGCGCTCGACTTCGGCAATTGCCCCACCGGGTCGCGTCCATCGACGACGACGCGATCGAGATCAACCTGCTGTCAGCCGTTGGGCTGGCGCCTGTGGGCGGGCAGTTGATCTACCAGCCCCCCGTTGACCTGGCTGGCGCCGAGGTACGGATGCAGATCCGCGATGTGCCAGGCGGGACGGTGCTGCTGACGCTGGCGCTCGGCTCCGGCCTTGAGATCGCTGGCGCCGGAACGATCTCGCGGGAGATATCGGCCTCCGATACCGCGGCGTTGGCATGGTCGTCGGCGGTCTACGACGTGGACGTGACCTATCCGGATGGAACGGTCCATCGCTACTACAGCGGACCGATCACTGTGAGCCGTGGGGGAGGGTGCGATGGATGACGCCGCCGAGCCCTGGGCGCTGGCGATCGAGGTTGATTGCGAGCCGCTTGTGCTCAGCGAGATGCAGGAATACGCAGTCACCGTGACGCCTCCGGCCGATGTGCTTGTGGTTGTTGCGGGTGACCAAGGGCCTCCCGGGAGGGATGGCATAGACGGTGCCCAATGGGGCGCGACTGATTGGTGATGAAATGGCCCAAATTCGATTTTTCAAAGTGGCGACCCTGCCGGGTACGCTGGAACCCGATTCGTTCTACTTCGTCGAGAACGGCAGCTACTCGGAGTCTTACCTGACGAACAGCGCGGGAGTCGCGCGCTCGATCGGCAACAGCGCGATGATCAACGCGCTGATCAACGAGGCGCTGTCCAGCCTACCCGGAACCGGCGCGCCGATCCTGTTCGTTGCGGATATCGCCGCGCGCGACGCTCTGGAGCCGGAGTCGGCGATATTCGTTCTGGTTCAAGACGCTTCCGCCGACCCGACAGTCGAATCCGGCGCTGCGTTGTACGCATGGAACCCTGCGACCAGCGCCTGGCTGAAGGTGGCCGAGTATGAGTCGATGGACGTCGAGCTCAACTGGGACGCGATCAATGGGCGGCCGACCTCGACGCCGGCGCAGATCGACACTGCCGTTTCCCAGGCGCACACGCACGCGAACAAGTCGACGCTGGACAAGTTCGGTGAGGCTTCTGGCCTGGTGCGCTTCAACGGCCAGCCGATCCCGGCCGAGTGGAATGGGACGGCCTGGTAATGGCCGTCCTCCAGACCCATAAAGTCGTGGCGCAACTGCCCGCGTCGCTGGAGCCGAACGCGATCTACTTCGTCCGGCGCAGCACCGGCTACGACCAGTTCGTCACCAACGGCGCGGGCGTCGTGGTGGCATACCCGATGAACGTCCGCATCCCCGCGGCTGTGCCGGGCTATCTCGCCGACGGCTCCATGCTGAGGCTCACGATGAACCCTGACGGCCAACTGCCGGCCTATACCGCCGGCGGCGCAACTCTCAACCTACAGGTGCTTTTCAATGGCTGATGTACGCCCGACGAAACTCCAGGCCGACGGCAACGGCTACGGCAGTCTCCGCGAGTTCGCCGACGGCGACACGGTGCCGGTTGCGCTTGGCGGCACAGGCGCTGCAACTGCCGCTGGCGCGCGCACGTCCCTTGGGCTTGGGAGTGCTGCAGTTAGAGCTGCCCTGGGTTCAACTGGGGCTTTGTACTCTCGAGACAGCATTCTGGGCGCCGTTTCGCAGTCGAGCGGCGTACCGACCGGTGCGGTGATTGATCGCGGGAGTAACGCGAACGGGGAGTATGTGCGGTTTGCGGATGGGACGCAGATTTGTTGGACGAACACTCTCACATTCACCGCTGGGGTCTCATCAGTCGGTGCGAACTGGTCGTATCCGGCGAGCTTTAGTTCCTCGTACCCCATCGCTGGGGCTGTCTCCGCTTCTGGTGCTGGTGGAGACTATGACTCTGGCGTGTCGGCGAGAAACCAGGGAGCGACCTACTTCAATCCATCCGCGGGTACGGCTGGGGTGGGGTTCTTCTGCATATCGTCGGCATCATTCACGTCAGGCGCTCAGACTAGGAATAACAGGGTCGTCGCCATCGGGAGGTGGTTCTGATGATCATCAAGTTGTCACCGTACGCACCACTGCCAGGCAGCGACGAGCACCTGTCGCTGGTCAGGATTGGCGATGTGCTCACTGTGAGCGGCCAGGCGTTCGATTTCACACCGCTACCGGAGGGCGGTGAACTGCCGGCTGAGGCGATTGGATCGGAGTGGTTCGCTGGTCCTGCACTGCGACGTGCCGGCGGGCTGGAGCTGATCCTGCGGTTCCCGCTGGCCGCTGATGCCAGTGCCGCTGCTCGCTTCCCTGAACCGTTGCTGATCGAGGCTGATGGACCTGTGGAGTTACCGCGATGATCGACTGGAGCCAGGTAAAGACCGCTGAACAGCAGGCGCAAGGACGCTGGCAGGCTGAGTACGATGCCGCAGCCGCGGCGCGGGCGAATGCCTACCGCCTGGAGAGTGACCCGCTCAAGACCGAGACCGAGTTCGACGCTATCAAGGCCGGCGTGGAACCGGACTACAGCGCCTGGGTCGCCAAGGTCGAGGAGATCAAGGCCCGCTTACCGTTGCCTGGTCCACTACCCGAATAGGTAGTTGTGACGAGGTTCGCGTTTTTGCCACGTTCCGACAGTCTGATATGCGGAGTAGATAGGGATGTTGGTATGGACGAGATGTTGCGGCGTAGGCTCCGGGCGGAGTTACTGGAGGTGGGGTTCCTCAACCAGTGCTGCCTTAATCTCATGGAAAGCATGGAGACTGAGTTCAGCCTCACTGATGACCAGCGCGAGTGCATCGAGCAGCTCAGCCGGTTTCTGCAGGAGGGGATCGTCAAGCTGACAGCAACTGATGATACGTTGTGTTGGTTTGAGCGTTTGAAAATCTATTCCGCAGATCAAGGCCAGAGTTTGGCTATAGCGACCAGAATGCACCAGGCATCCGCTGCTGCGATGCCAAATCCATCTTGCACAGACTGGCAATGTCAGCCAAGGGCAGCTTCAATAGCGGCTTTATAGACGTTTTCATCCGGCAATGTGACGTTGTTGAATGCTTCTTGAACCTTGTAAACCGTTGTTGAATGAGGCGGCAACGCTTTCAACGGAACCGTGGCCCCGTCGATGATGCCTGTTTCCTCGTGTTCATAGGCAAGAAACGTGATTGACGCTGGTTGCAAGGCATAGCGGATCAAGCCACCGACACCGCCAAGGCGTGCCATAATACGCGTGTAAACAGGATGAGGGCAGATGAAGAACAGGCCCTTTCGGCACAAGGCTTCACGTTGCAGCACCTGCCCCTTGTAAATCAGTTGCGGCAAGATTCGCTTGTTGACGTTCTCCCAGTTCAAGCCGACCGTGGTAGCCGGATTTGTGCGTTCCAGCGTGAGCAAGCTTTCCCGCCCGTTTCGGTAGTTGCCGGTTGTGTCGATGGTTTGGACTTCGACTGCAACGAATTCCTTCAATTTTCCGTTGGCGTCTAGCAACGCCAGCACCCAATCCACGAAGTAGCTTCCTGCACCGTCCTTTTGTGGTAGCCGCAATTCCCCGCCCCAGCGTTTACCAAACACTGCGACGACGGGTGCTTGTTTCGCTTTTGCTCGTGCCGAGGCCTTCCCGCCCGCAACAAGCTCGAAGTCTTCCTCGAACGCGATCTTTGCTACGTCGTACAGGGCGCGGTACTTGTCCGCGTACAAGCGGATAGGGCAGCAAATTACTGGGCCGGAAGTTACCGGCTTAATGGTGCATACGCCAGCGATGGCTCCGTCACTCAACCGCTTTTCACACACTTCGGACAGATAGGGGCACTGCTTATCCGTCGCGGCGGCCACTGCCGCCGGAGAGTGGTCATCGGAACGATAACCAAAGAACTCCCAAATCTTTCCCGCCACTACGCCCCCCTTACTTTGCGCTCGGTATTGCGAACACTCCCCAGCACTTGGGCGATAGCTCGCCCGACGGCTGCTCCCAGCAGCGGCGGCACGGCATTACCCACCTGTTCGTATTGCTCTACCCGTGACCCGCAGAAAACGTAGGTGTCAGGGAAGGACTGGATGCGTGCCGCTTCGCGCACGGTAAAGGCTCTGTCCTGCTCGTAGTGGAAGTAAGCGCCCCAATGTGGATCGCATTTGGTCAGGATAGTGGACGCGAGTCCATCAGGATGGACTCGACCGTAACGTTTCGTGTGGTCACTGCGCCGCGCCATGCGCATCCCGCGTGGCAACAGCGCCTCCGGAATGTCCGTCCAGTTCCCGCCTGGAGGGATATGCATCATGCGTTCAAGGTTGATCTTGCTCAACCGGGCAGCGTCGTGACACGTCACTCCCGTTGAATCCACCCGCATCAGTTGCTGATACGGATTATCAGCCGGGTGCCGGTAGTCTTTAACTGGCTCGCCAATTTCGCCGTTGCGCAGCACGGGCAGATCGCTAATGGCATCCCTGACCGTGACGTGTGTCGGTAACTCCAGGGAACGCGGCAAGTTTACCAAGTTCCTCCCGGCGAATTGCGAGGTGAAATTCACCCGGACCGGAGCTTGGCGCAGCGGTTCCGGGAATAGCTCCGTCGGATCGACACCGCAGCGACTGCCAAGGATGATCGTGCGCCAGCGGGTTTGTGGCACGCCGTAATGCGGCGCGTACAAAATCCGCACGTCGGCGTCGTAGCCGAGCTGCTTCAATGATTCTAGGATCGCATCCAACGTCGCGCCGCCTTCAAACGACACCATGCCAGGGACGTTCTCGATCATGACCGCTCGTGGCTGAAACTCGGTAACAAACCGCAGGTACTCACGGAACAGGTGGTTCCTTGAATCTTCGGTGGAGCGTTTAGGCGCGTTGATAGAAAAGCCTTGGCAGGGCGGGCCGCCGGCAATCAGATCCAACTCACCTTGCTTCAAGCCCAAGAGGCTGCGGATTTTTTTGGCATCGACCTCTCGGATGTCACGACTGTCGACGTGTGTGCCCGGATGATTGACGGCATAGGTCTGCGCATAGCGCGGGGAAATCTCATTAGCATAAAGTGATGTGAACCCCGCCTCGCGCAAACCTTCGGATAGTCCACCTGCGCCTGCAAACAAGTCGAGCGAAGTTAAACGTCTTGTCCCGGCGCACATTTCCAAAGAATTATGTCGGCTCAT